AGAAGTCGCCGAAGTCCAGCACGGGGGCATTACGCTCCAATGCGAGGTCTAGGTGCTTCTTGAGCTTCTTGCGGTCGCAGTGCGGGTTGTCCCAATGGACATCTGATTGGAGCAAGAACCATTGCTCATCCCCGATTTTGGGCAGGTTAATATCGAAGACATGGACATTCCTGCTTTGTTCTCTGAATTTCCAACTCATAGGTGTAGTTTCAATTCTTGCATGAATCTGTCATATTCTGACAGTTTCAAGTCATTCTTCCGATTCGGGCTGACTGTGCGGTGGTCGGTCACATCCTTTATCGTTAACGATAGTTTCTTCATTCTGGGGAGAAGATATTCTATGGCGGATTCGATCTGTTCTTTTGTAAGAGGGTTCTTGTAGGTATCCCCCGCGAAGGCGACTCCGAGACTCCAGCTATTCAAGTCTGGCTTGTGCCTCCAGAAGCTCTTCCCTGCGTGCCATGCTCTTTGGTTGTCGCCTGCCAGCACTGTCCTCTCTCCATCTTCTTTGATGATGACATGGTAGCTGACTTGGCTCTCTGGGTTCATGCACCACGCTACACTCCCAGCGTATGCTCCACTAGTATGGTGTAGAACCACAGCTTTGGGTATGATCACTCGCCCCTTTGAGAAGTTAGGGGTTTGCCGACTAACTTCTTTATACTTTTGTTTCACTTGTCTCGGAGTGTCCGCGTCGGGATTTCGTAGCTGAATGTCCCGTAGTCTGTCGCGAAGCCTATTCGCAATGTTTCGCAGCCAGTCAATAAGACCATGAGAACGAGGCATAGCGCGAACAAGGCTATCAGCGCACGCGAGTTCATTTCTCTTTGCGGAACACTTCCCATGCTCCGATGAGGCCGATCACGGCTGTAGAGATCGCGGTGAACTGCGTTGGATCAAGTTTAAGACCAGCCAGAGCAACGATAGTGCCCAGCCCAGCCCAAGTGGATTTTTCTTTCAGCTTGCCGAGGATAGTATTTAGAATTTTCATAGTTTATCTATCTTCTTCCACATATACACACATGTCAAGAGTCCTGCGATCAATCCCACAAATGCTCCGCCGATTCGCAGGCCAGTCTCTAGGTGGGGGAGCATGCTCACTAGCACGCCAGACAAGCTAGTCACAGTTCCTAGTATTCCAGTCATAGTCGGATGGTCGCTCATGCCTTCGGCTCCCATTGTCTCTCCACGCGATCCTCAAACCATACGATCTTCGGATTCCATTCTCCCTCTGGCTTCTCGATCTTTACCAATGGAACGATGGTTGGCTCTACCCAGTCTTCTGGTGTGGGATAGGGAGCGAGCGTGTCCATCCGAGGATTGCCCTCGTCATCCAGCACGATGCTGATCAGTTCCTTGGTTCCATCTGCGAAGATTACTCCGTATGTTTTCATAGATTAAATTCCGTAGGCGATTTCGACGGCATCCACGCTGGCGACCCATCTCCAGATTTCGCTGGTGATGCCTGTGACTTCGACTTTGAGTGCATCGTTCGTGTCGTTGGCAGAGAGTGCGATGGTGGTTCCTGCCGCGTTATCGGTTCCGATAGTCACGGGCGCATAGACTTCCGTGGTAGTGCCCGCCACATTCTTGAGCGCGTATTGGCGTAAGTAGTGGGCTACTGCGGTGCCGTCTGATTTGATGCCTGTGATGTTGATGGTGAGGCCGAGGACTTTGCCGCTGGGGATCGTGAGGCGGGTTGCAGAACCATCCAAGAACAATTCGACTGCGGCGTTCGTCGTGGTCTTGTTGCGGAGGACGAAGCGGGCGCGTTGGGCATCGCCTTGGGCGGAGAATGCCCCAGCAGAATGGGAATGCATTGAGTAACGATCTGATAATCCACGCAGTCCCCCAAGAACTGAAGAATAATTTCCACTAGCAGTATTTCCAGCAGAAGATTCGCCGCCCCAAGTAGCCGACCCAGTTCCTGTTGAAGTATTTGATCTTCCAAAAGAAAATGACTGAGCTCCTGTTGCTGTATTTGCTATTCCAGCAGTTAAAGTAAACTGTCCGTTTGATGTGTTTTGTGTTCCTAAAGCGATAGATGATTGATTGCTTGCTATATTCCTTTCCCCTATTGCAACTGATGCGACTCCATTTGCAACTTGATTTGCCGCCGTTCGATTTGTTTGCAAATCAATTGAATTAGTTCCCCTCGCATTTCCTCCCGTTGCAGTCCCATCCGGCTTGGGGCCAAGGATAAACGCCCCCGTGCCTTTCGGTGTGAGGACGAGTGCGGAGTTGGTCTGGCCCGAGTGCTGGTTCGTGATGGCGACATTATTCTGTGTGCTAGTAGTTGCGTCATCAATCACGATGTCGCTGCCTTGTGCGGTATACCCACCTGTGCCATCTGCGCGGGGGACTGCGTTATCCACAGTGCCAAGAGTGCCGCCGATACCTGTGATGTTGCCAGCAGAGACAGTGATGCCGACTGGGGTAAGCTCTTCCATTACTCCCGTGCCTGCGGTGCTGCGGCCTACGATCTTGTTCGTAGCGATGCTGGTCGAGATGTTGGGTGTCGCGCCGCCGGAGCTAGTGATAGGCGCTGTAGCGGTGACAGAGCTTACTCCTGCCGCCGTATTGGAGAGGACGCCAGCGGTAAGCGAGAGTCCTGTGCCTACGCTGATCTCTTCTGCTGCGCCGACTCCTGCCGTAGTGCGGGCCAAGATGCGGGCGGTGTTCATCGTCAGACCAGTCGTAGCTGTATACAGCCCTGCACCGATCTTGCCATTGAAGGCAGTCCAGTCTGCACTAGATAGCGCACCGCGATTGGCTGCGCTCGCAGTAGGAATATTGAAAGTATGGGTAGCCGCCGCGCTTGCAATGTTGAAGTCGGTTCCTGTGGTTCCCGTGGAGAAGAACTGAATCTGGTCAGAAAGACCATTGAGTGCGGCAAGTCCAGTAGAGAAGGTCGTGATGATCTGGCTCTGCGTGTTGCCTTCCGTATTCAGAGTAATCGTGTGACCGCCGAGGCTTGAACCAATCACGCGCACTGCCAATCGGTCTGTGAGTGCCAATGTAGTAGAGGCGGGGACGAATACGGTGAGGAAGTGGATGTCTGAGGTGGTATTGCTGATCGTCACCGCTGGGCTTGTTGCGCCGATTTGGGTGAAGACGGCTCCGTCATACTTGTAGAGCGCCACCGCGAGTTGCGGGTTGCCGCTACTTGTGGAGCAATAAAGTTGGAAGGTAAAGTTACCTTGGGGGATCAGAAGAAGCGCGGGATCATTCGCGTCCGTGATAAAGTAGGCGGTCGTGCTTCCTGCGTTGATCGTGAAGTTCGTCTGCGCTGCACCCGCCGGAACCTTGTTGATCTCGTAGTAAGGATTGCCGAGAATTGTCCCTTGGCTCACTGAGCCGTTGAAGTAGTAACTGACCGAGCTTCCTCCGCCAGCAGCCACAGGGAAGTTGGAGATCGTCGCGTCTCCACGGATATACTGATTCGCTAGTCCATAACCCACCGCCACAGGGCCATCCACATCTTGGATGTCCAGCGTCCTTGTCGTGCTTGGGCTGATCGCGCTGGCTTCAAACTGAAATCGTTTGGTTTTGTTGCCATCGTCAAAGATGGTGAACTTCGCATCGTTAAAGACGGGTGCGCCGGGAGCGTTATCCAGCTTGCCAGTAAAGGGATTAAATTTGTAAGGCATACCGTTATGTCAAGGTTACGGTGTCAAGGAGGGCGTCATCGTCAACCGGAGGCTGTGTCGGGGTGTAGGTGAGCGTGAGTGTGCCCACAGTCGTGCCGCCAGAGCCACCATCTTTGAAGACCACAGTCGAGATGTTGTTCGTGGTCCCGTAGTAGTCAAGATCGATGAAGTCGTAAGTAGGAATCGGGAATCCACCTTCTGCCGCCACGGCCTCCTCGATGGCTTCCAATTGCTGGAAGATTTCCCAGTTCTGCACATCAGGTGTGCTTTCCTTAAAGCAGTTTTCGGTTAGTGCCATAAATTTAGATTGTGTGTGCGGTGGAGGATCGAACTCCCTCGCGGGTTATCGTTACCGATAATTAGATTTC